GCGAAGGTCGTCGTGGAACCCATCGCCATAGCTTCTTCGCGGTAGAACTTGAGGTCTTGCCCGGTAGCCCCTGTGATCGCGGATAGCTCACTGATGGATTTTGAAAACTCCCTATGAGCCTCGATTGATTTCCATACCGCCGCCGTTGCCGCCGCCATGGAAGCCACCAGCGCACCCTTGAGCACGCCTGACATTTTCTCTGTAGCTTTCCCTGTCTTCCCTGCCTGGTCGCCAAAGTCACTAAGAGCCTTTCTACCCTCTTTGACTTGACGGGAATCTACGGCCATCCCGATGTTGACTAAATCGACCATTTCACTTCCTCAGCATTGCGAACAGGGATTTCATTTTGCTGGCGACTTCTTCCCTGTTCCGTGGCCGCTCGATATGCGGGGCAGGGCATTCCGGCTCTATGGATTGGTAATACTGTGATACGTAGCAGGATGATAAATACCGAATGGACTCGGCTTCACCGGGGGATATTTGAACGCCTGTGGCGCACTGCCAAGCTCTTATCTCTTCCCAGGTAAGGGAAGCTATCCGTTCACCGTTTAACCGGGCCTCTCCGACCTCTGACAGAAGCGATGTGAAGTAATCGGCAACGCCCATGTCGGGCAACTGATAATCGGGCTCGCAATCCTGCGCTTCGGCAGCGAGGTCAATCTGTACACGCCGGGGCTTTCCCTGCCCTTTGGGTGATGCGTTCAGCCAAGCGAGTTGGCGAACATAGAGTTCCGCTAGTTCGACGCACTCGGAAAAAAATTGGCGCGGTCTCCGATGAAGGAGTCCACCTGTTCACGAATCCAAATGTATTTGAGGTAGAGGGATTCGGCGGCTTCCTTGGAAAACTCCAGCTCTTCGCCGTCGTCTACGATCCCTCTCCAATCCACGGTGCATTCTGACAGCAGCTCACAGGCGTCTTCATCGCTCATGGTGTAGTCGATCTGCTTCGACCGGCTGCGGGCCATCTTGGCAATGCGGCGCTGCTGAAACTGCCGGTTCTTGTTGCGCCATGCTTTGGAGTCTGTGCCCAAAACCTTGATAGCGATAGGCTCGCCATCATCGCTTTCAAGGACTTCACCGCTCTCCGGGTTTTCCAGCTCAAGCCAAGCGCCTTGTTCGGCCATTTTCTCTACGTTGAAATTACTCAAGTCCATGTTTTACGCCTCGTACAGAGTTTCGGGGTCAATTGCTACCGTGACGGTAGTGGTAGTCACAGCGCCGGATGCCACTGCACCAATGCCCGCTTTCGTGACCTTGCCGGTAAAGTTCGCGGTATCGCCTGACGGAAGCACAACTTCGAATGAATAGCTCGCCGATGCCGCAAGCGCAGTCTGCAAAAGGGCTTGACCCGTATCCGTAGATACCCGGCCCAGAGTGAAAGTGACATCAGGAATGTCGTAGGTGTCCTTGAGCTTCTGCGGATATTCGCGCCCTACACTCTGGTGGGTAATGATTGCCCAGGTTTTCGCAATCTCACCAACGTCCACAATCTCGCCGATATCAGTAAACGTGAGTGACGCATAGCCGGTCGTGGCGTTGTCGTCATACGTACTCGGCAACGATGCCGACATGCCAACAGTGGTCCCAGTGTTTACGGTTACATCAACCATTCTTCAGTCCTCGTTATCGTGAAACAAACGCCCGGTAATTAACCCGGATTACTATTTGATAAAACCCGCCCTCGATACGCCCGCCGTCTCTGTTTTTCGATTCGATGAACGTATCCTGCCCGGAATAGGTGAGCTTTCCGCCCGCAGTGAACAGGCTTAATGCCTCTTCGGCCTTGGCCTTGATGGTGTGCGCTCCGACATCGGCGGGATATTTCAGAATGATTTGAAACAACCCCATCTCTTCATCGCTGTGAGACAAACTGAACGGTGAGCGGAGCGCCGGGAAATTACGTATCTCGCAATATTCCCGGTTCGCATCCGGCGTATAGACTCCGGTGTGGTGGGTGTACTCTGAACCGTCCCACACGGAATAGAGGCCGTTTTCATGTACTACATCGATGCCTAGACCGCCGTTCAGCGTAGCGTCGATAAACGCCTGGTCGATAGCTTCGCTCACGTTATGCGCTCGTACCTACGATGATGATGTCGTAGGTAACACCCGTTCCCGATGAGCTGTTCGCGATCGTCAACAGGTCGGCAGTATCCGCCGTTACCGGCCACCCGCTCACCGGGGCTTGCAAGAGCACGGCACCGGCGGGCGGGATTGACAGCGTGTCGGCAGCCGCATTGAACGGGCCTAAAAACCCGTTTGTGGTGGCAGGTTTCACGGTGACGTTATTTGTATTGCCGGGGTCGGCCTTGATCATGATGGCTTTGACATTCACGAAAGTCAGAGTCGTGCCGAACGCATCGGTCAGACCGCCCGCCAAGTCCAAGTCCTCGGTCCCGCTTGCTGCGATAGTGCGCTGATCCGTGAAGAGGAGGTCTGCAAGGCTGCTGGCAGTTCCGTTGCCAAGGCTGGTTGTGGCGCTGTAGTTGACCGGGAAAGAAGGCGTTCCGAGATCGTTATCACCGGTCTGATTAGCGGTGATTTTGGTAAGGATGGTTGTCGTCAGTGCCATTGCTATTACCTCAGTTTTTTGGCCATTTTCTTGATGTTCTGTTTCACTCTTCGCGCATTACGGCCCACCATCGCGTCCTCTTCTTCGTACACTGCGGCGTAAGGCAGGTTGTTAACGAAAAATGTCTGTCCGTCTTCCGTTGCGCCACGCTCTATTTCTGAATTCACTGTTGCGCCTGACTTGTCCGTGCGCTCCAGTTCTCCACTTGCTGGAGAGCCGTCCTGTATCTGCCAGTTACCTCGGAGTCTTCCGGTATCCACTCGCGTGTCACTCACGATGCCTGAGAACGCCTCTATTTTTACCGCTCTCGCAAGTTCACCTAAGTCATGGCCTCCTTTATCAGTCAGCTTCTTGAGGTCGTTTGCCCAACTCATCGGCGCACCTGACAGAAATAAACCACATCAGTTCCAGCAGGCGATACGGTTTTGATTCTGACGATGGTCCACTCTTCACCGCCTATTACCGGCTTATCGGATGGAAGCGGTACGTGCTCATTGCTCAGTACCAGTTCGCGGTCACTGGCAAGGATGCGCGTGCCGTCGATCATGTTTTCCGGGTAGGGTTTATCTAGGCCGGTCGTGGTTACGCTCGCATCGGTTCCGGCTGTGACTTCACCCGTTACCGGGTCCGTGCTTCCTCCCGTCTCTCTGGATAGGGTGACGGATTGACCGAGCTCTTCGAGCAGTTCGAGGGCAACCGCCCCCATATCGTCATAGAAGCTCATGACCTGACCAGATTGATGACCGACATTCCGTTATTTTTTAGCAGCGAAGCGAGAAGCGCCTCGCCTGTGCTTGTCCTGCCGAGTTTCTGCGGTGCGTTATCACTCACCGCGTACTCAATGGAGACGGCACCCTCTACGCGCTTCTCTCTCGCGAGAAGGCCGGGATTCTGCGGCGGGTTGTAAATGTCTATGCTTGCGTTCAGGTCCAGCGCAAACGCCATTTGGCATAGCTTCACTTGCCGGGGGATTTCCGTACTCGACCAATACCAACCCTCAATCTCCAGGTCATGGCGAGGAAAACTCAGCGATTGATCGCGATCGACCTTATACCCTTTGAGATTCGCTTCGTGGTGATTGATAAAGGAGGCCGCTTTGACCAACTGAACATCTGCACTGGTGTCATCGGTAATCGTTACGCCACGCGCCAACGCGTAGGCGATGTACTCATCCCGAGTGACCCACGAATCGGCATCGGTCACGATACTGCCGTCTTCGATTACCAATGCCATTTACACGCCCTCTATCCGACCGAACCACGTTCCGCTAATCGTCGCGGCCTTGTCGCTTGAATGTGTTAGTCCTACAACTGTTCCCGCAGAAAACGGGGCCATCGTGGTGAAGACTGCGGATACGGCGTTATCCTGCACGCCTATGGCCGCATGTGGGATAAGAGCTAACGGGTACGTGTATTTGTTCTCACCCAACTGAGACGCCACCACTCTTAGCTGTGTCCTTGCTGCCGCTGTGCCGCTAACAGAAGACCCGACTGCCCCTGTTATAAACAGCCGCTTATTAGCCGGGACCATCCTGAATGCGGATGAGCACCTGTTTTTGCCCGCGAGAATGACTGAGTACGTTACCCCGCCGTTGCTTGCCGTAATCTCCCCGGCTGCCTTCGCTCCGCTTCCATATTCCATCATGTGCATACACTGGATGAACGAAACGTCTGTTGCCTCAGTTGTTGCTGCGGTTACGCCGTCAAGCTCTATTGTCTCTGATTTTGATTCCAGCCGACCATCAAGATAATGAATCTCTACTGCCTGAATCCCTGTCCCTCCAACGGCATCATCTGCGCTCGTTGATACAAGGGACATTTGCACGCCGCCTTTTGCGGGGATTGAAAATACTCCGTTAGGCCACACAGCGAAATCCGTTTCTGCCTCTGTAGAAGTGCGCTCACCGAACCCGCTGAATGGCTCTGCACCTTGGATTAGCCCGCGTGCGACTGCTTCGTCGATAGTGAAGCGGTCCATTTACTCGACTCTTTTCGGCTCGCTTTTCTGCTTCGGTCGGCCTCTTCCGTCAATCTTCTGGTGCTTCTCGGGGTCGAACTTGTCAGCGTCGATAATCACGTGATCGCCCTGCCCTTTGCCCCACGGCTTCACTTTGATCGTGTTTCCCATGCTTCCTCCAATGAAGAAGGGCCGGTGTTACCCGGCCCTATTCAGTTAGCCCAACAGAATACCGATGTGCTCAGTCTTGACGGCTTTGACGCCCCAAGCAAGAGACACTTCGTACTGGACCTGACGGTATTGCATGTACTGTGCAACTTCGAAGGACAGGCCGCTGCGTGGGTCGGTGATAACCTGCCGGTCAACCGCGCTGTCCCCCTCTTCCGGCAGGGCCGGGGCTCGGGTAGCCAACACGATAGCAGACGGACTGAACACCATGTTGCGAGCCGAAGCGGACACGACGGTGATATCGGTAGCCGATGCCGCAATCGCCTCTTTCAGGCCCGGCTCAGCCAGCGTGATAGTGCCACCATCGGATACGTCCGTGTCACCAGAGGCAACAACATATTTGTTGTCATCGCCAGCGAACGTAATCACGTCACCCGCAAGGATGGTGCCGGTGCCCGCAACAGCCAGCGTGATTACAGTATCGCCGATAGAATACCCGGCAGTATCGGTGGTTGCAGACGCCCCAGTGCCTGCGGTGAAATTCACCACGGCTGCCGATTCGCGCATCATCAGGCCGGAGGTCTCCATCAAAATGCCCTGCCGGAGGATGCTGTCGGTCCCCTGTACCTCAGCGGACGCTTGCTTGCCCGCCATGGTTGCACCGGCTGCGGTGTTCAGCACCAGTTGATTGCCGGTGACGGGAGCGCCGTTGTCCTTGAGCAGCTTGGCGGCGAACGATGCGTCCGTGAAGTCGCCAGCGGTAGCAAACGGAGTAGTGCCAGCGGTGCCGTAGGCGTTGGATGCGTAAATGTGCAGCGCGGCCAAATCCGCCTCAACTTCATTGGCAAGGGTCCGGTATGCCTGCGCAAACTGGTCTTGCATCAGACGCGACCGGGGAATGCCGCCGTTACCAATGCCTCGGGACTGCTCGCCATTCCAGCGGATCGGAACACGGCGGGCCTTGGTGATTTCCATCGACTGATTGCCGATAGTCTGGTCGCCATCATCCGGGGGAGTGACAGCCGGAGTGATGTCGCCAGCGGTAGACGCCGGAGCAACCGGAGAACGCACGGTCTGACCTACAGCCGCACGCTCGAAAGTCATGTCTGAGGATACAGACGGGATGAAGCCGGTCAGTTCACGCGATACGGTATCAAGCGCCGTCAGCATGTCCGGCATGAGATTAGTAATGGTGTTAGCCATTGGTCTAGCCCTCTAAGTGTTAGGGGCCAGCCATAAAAAAGCCGCGCCCCAGTAGATTACAATCACTGTTGGGCACGGCCCGGAGTCGTCACGGCCACAAGCCGATCAGAGTCGATAGCGTGATTATACCATAAATACTGTTTTGTCAAACCCTAATCAGCAACAATGCCTCCATCTTTCACGAAAGCCATTTTCCCAGCAGGGTCGAGCTGGTCAAACTCTGACCTCTTCATGGTCTTTTCGCCAGATTTCCCTTTGCCACCGGGAGCCCCTGAGCCGTTCGCCATAGACCCCACAATCAGCGGCGCAAATGCTTTGTCCTCGCTGATTTCCTTTTTCAGGTCATCAACGCTGATAGCAGACGGCTTGCCATCCTTGTCCAATACTCGAACAATCGGCCCATCGTCGGTCATCTCTGTTTTCAGCCGCCGCTCGATATGCGGCATTAGCACATCGGCGCTTCCGGGAATGGCGATATCAGCGGCCATCTTGCTTGCGGTGGAACCTGCCGTCATTTTATTAATGGTCGCCTGGAATGCGGCGATCTTTTCATCCCGTGTTTTGGTCTCGTTTTCCAGCTTCTCGCGCCACGACTTCTCCAGCGCGTCCACGTCGCCTGATTTCTTTGCGGCTTCCTCAGCGGCTTTCTGAGCCGCCGTTTTGGCTTCGCCTTTCTCAGACAATAGCTTCCGGTTGTGCTCTCGCAGACGATCCACTTCTGCCATGACTTCCTCGAATTGCTTAGGGTCCACGGCCTTCGCTTGTTCTTGCTCTTGCTGTTCTTCCTGCTGTTCTTCTGCCATACATATACTCCTGAATTAAAGTCCGGCCTTATCAAATGCGGTCGGCTCGATTTTTCGCATCTGGTCTAATGTCAGCGGCTCGAAATTCTTACCGAGCTGCAATTCTGAGAACCGTTCTGCGCTGATATCACCCTTTCGCAACAGCTTGCCCCGAGTCGGGCCGATGATTGAGTTTTGCACCTTTGCAGGCTGCGTCTTCAGCCACTCGTAATAGCTCTTATTGGCGCTCACACGCCCAATATCGCCGGTTTCTGGATCGCGCTCTGCACGTGTGCGACCTCGGCTAAGGTCGGCATATTTATCGGCTAAAACTGCCGTCTCTGATGTCCTGCAATTCGGGTGAAACGGTGGTTTAGGCCCTTTGTCCAGCGGGAATTCCTGCCCATCCAATGAACGGCAGATAGTGCTAGTGCGTTGATCCAGCGTGGCGACAATGCGCCGCTTCTTCACGACCGAATCGTTCTTTTGCCACACCTCACCACGAGATTGCATGGCGGCGTGCTGCAATGATGTTTTGGTGATGGTATCCGCGTTGCGTTTGGTGATAGCTAGAGCCCCATCGGCATAGTTCGCCGCTTTCGTTCCTCTAATGCGCCTCACGATGCTTGAGGTAGTCTCGCCTTGCGCGTACCCGAGTCTAATCTCTCCCTGTACCCGTTTAATCTCCGTCGCTGTCATATCATCGAACCACGGTTCTAGCAGGGAACCACCTGAAGGCCCGCCGATGTCACCCAATGGCGTATTGAACACGGCTTTGGTTAGCTGTGAATCTGAAGGCATGGCGAATTCAACATCATCGACCACTTTCTCAAGCGACCGCACCTCAAACCCTGCTTCATAATCGGCTGCGTCAGTAACCGACTCTCGCCACACTTTTTTATACTCTTCGAACGTGCCCCTCATCAGGGTGCCGATTTGCTTTAACTTTTTCTCCAATCGGGAGCGGGTAAATTCGGTTATATCCTGACTGGTGAGCTTGTTCCTGATATCGCGCTCCATCGTCACCAGGAACTCGTCGAACTTCTTAACCTCGGACGATTTCAGCCGCTCATAGTGGGACTGGTGCCGAGTGGCGATAGTGATTAGCGCATCGTCAGCCATCGCTGAAATCCGGCATTTCCGTGGTGCTTAGTTCCGCGCTGAATTCCTCAAGCGTTTTTTCGCTGTCGGTCAGGTCTACTTTCTTCAGCCAGCGGAAGTAATCGCCTACCGGGATAGCGCCCTGAATGAACCCTGCAACCATCGCGTTGATGTCCTCAGCGGTAGCGGACGGGCTCACGAAATCTGTGGTCGTTTCAACCCCTGCTCCATCGTCCATCACTCCCATGTATTGCATCGCCCATCCCAGCGCCATGGTGTATGCCTCGCTGATATTGGCGCTCACCATTGCAAGGCCGCTGTACTGAGCCTGCGCATCTCCCTCGGCTTCGGTTGCCGTCTTGACCTGCCCGTTGCCCTGGATAAATCGCGCGCCCATGCCGATCATCATTTCGAGCTTATCCGCCATGGCCTCCTTGACCATCGTATTGGGAGGAGCAGAGGCAAACGCAAACGTCTGACCTTCAGGAACGCTCATCAGATTCCTGGAGCCGACGTACATGTTGTACTTTTTCATCAGGTCGATGTGCGTCTGATTCAGCCCGCTTGCCCACGGCTGAGCCTGTCCGACATACCACACCGAATCCTCATAGTCGGCACTGTTGCGGTAATGCGCTTTATTGATTTCCGCCATCGGATACAGCGGCGGCTCATCCACACTGGGAGAGGTGGAGGTGGCACCGATGAAGATGAACGGGATTTCACTCCATGTCCGCCCCGCCGAATCAGTGGGCATGTGTTCCGATATAGGAACCCATTTATCATTCCGGTCTTTCTGCCACTCCCGGACAATGAACACGCCGCCCTCTAACGCCAGCTCCCGGAGTTGCGGGATTTCCTTTATCTCATACCCGTCCGGCTGCACTTCCTCGGCAGTCTCGGATATGACCACCAAAGATAGGGTCTGCTTGCCGCCCACCTTTTCGGTTCGCCAGTTGATGACCTGTTCGGCGGTGATTTGGTGCATGGTGGCCACAAAGCCGCCCTGCTCCATTTGAGCGCGGGAAACCGGCCCTTCTGTTTTCGGATAGGACACGTACAGCCCGCACCGCCCTTTCTTCTGCACCTCTCTGGTCGCGTCCTGCATCTGCTGATAGATAGACACGCCGCTGCCGTCTACGTCCTCCAGCATGTACTCAAGCTGAGCCGGTAGCGTAATAGTCGGGTCTTTGGAAAACATCAGCCCGGTTAGCCCGGCCAGAGTGTGACCTGTGACGGGATAGAACACGGCCCGCTCTTCATACTGCTTATTACGTGTGCGGTTCTCTGGCGACTGATCGTCCGGGTTCAGGGTAATCAGGTACTTCTCGACATTCCGCGCCGTGCAAATGTCCTCGCACAATTTCCAACGGTCGATGTTGGCCTTGTACTCGGGATGCTCAAAATCAATTGCCATAAATCGGCCTCTAGCGTGCGGATTTAATGCCGGTGAAAATTACATCAGCGTTTATCGGGTAGCGCCGATGCAGGAAATACCCTGCGCTGTCTGTCCAATCATCGATACTCGGGTGATCGTTGAATTTCTCCGGCTCACCTTTCTCCGTGTATCCCTGCGACTCAAGCGCAAAGGTAAGTTGCGGGCATTTGTCCGTGTTCACCAGTAGCCGGTTATGGGACAGCAGGCCATTGACGGCGTTTATCCTGTCTCTCACTGCCGGGTTAGCGTTCGGCGCATCTACCATGAGCCCGGAGCGCTCAATCATGGCTATATCGGATTCGCTGGCGTTTGTTCTGCCTGCTCTACCACTGGCGTCCGGGTAAATAATGCAACGCTTCCCAGGGTATCGAGCCGCCACGTTATTGATAACGTCCTGTGTGTCGTGGCTTGAGAATTCATCCACTGCCACCGGCTGTCCTGCATCAATCACGAACACCACCGCACAGCAGCCGCCGATATTGAAATCTAAGCCCACATGCAAAACGGCGTCTTGCTTTGTAATGGTCCGTGGCGTGTGGTGTTTATCGCGCCTGAAGAAGTGATAGACCTTGTTCTGTGTGAGGCTTACAAACTCGCCATTGATGTACAGGTCGGCAAGAATCGGATCGTAATTGCTGCGTATCTGCTCGACATACCCAACAGGCAGAAACGGGTTATCCGTCGTTTTGGCTCGGATAGTGTCGTGATGTTCGCTGTCGTTCTCGATTACGTGGTGATAGGCGAACCCGTTATAACCTTGGTCAGGCGTAGTGATTAGAGCAGTCGTGTTCTCGCCGCTCGTCTTCTGCCGGGTGCGCTCTGTGATTTTTCGCCATACCAGCTTTGCAGGGTCTTTCTTAATGGTGTCGATCTCATCCACGATGGAATGAGCCACCTCGAACGATACAATCCGCTCCGGCCTGTCATAGCTGCGGAAGATGATGAAGCCAAGTCCCGGCACATCAATGCGGAAATCCGCCTTGTTGATCGAGTACGGAATCCCGCACATCTCAAGGTCTTCCATCATTCCCGGCATGGCCCGCAGTTTCAGCAGGTCATACGTAGGAAGAAAGAACCCGATATTGTTTCCCGGATTCTGGACCATCTTGATAAGAGCGCGTGCTGTGCCTGCTCTCGTCTTCCCGCTTCCTAGCCCTGCGACTACCGATGGAAACCGCGCCTCACTGAATGCAAAACGCTCCTGATAGTCGAGCAGAGGTAATTCACTCACCGGCCCGAGTCACTGTGATGGTGATGCCTTCCTTCTCTTCCTTTTCGGGCTCCCCTTCCCATCCGTGCATTCTGTTGATCTCACGAACAGCCGCTATACGGTCATTCGGTTTCGCTGCTTCATCATCCCCCTGCGCTATCTCAGCAAGCACCTTCACGGACTGCTCACGGCTCCACAGAGAGGTCTTTTCTAGCTGCTTGCGTAATTCACGCACCCTTGCCGAAACCTTGGCGCTGGCCAATAGGTTCGATGCTCTCGGGTACAGCGTCTCGGGCTTGGCCTTAGAGCTATATGCACGGCGATATGCTTCAGCGGCATTGCCTAGCTCAACATAGAGATTTGCAAACTTCTCCTGTTTAGGCGTCAAGTCCACTGCTAACATTCTCCAACACTAATTCTTTTCCTATCGCCCATAAAAAAGCCCGCCGAAGCGGGCAACAGGGGTGGCTTAATCTATGCCGCTGCCGGGTATACCAATCGCAGTTGGCCCGGCATGTTGATTGCCTGC